GCTATTGGATTGACCGGGCGCTATTTCCCTATGCACGACCTGACGGTTACTTAAAACGGTTTTGGCAAAAGGGTACTGACGAACCAGAAGGTAAAGCGGATTTTGAGGTAGTAAAAGAATACAACCGCGTATTTGCCGCCACCATGATCCGTCGCGCCATTATTGTTGGCTGCACAATCCTTGGCGTAACACTGGGACTGTAATCATGGATGACTTCAATAACACAATTGCCAAAATCCATCGCCAGCGCATGTTGGCAGAAGCCGGAAAGTTGATAGTTATTGTCTCAATAATTTGCATCGGACTTATGTTGGTGCAATGCGCATCGACTAAAGCAGATGTAATTCCTAACGCTGCAAAACAACACCGCGCGATTCTTGTGCGCAGTGCACATGCAGTGTGGGGATTGGATGCGCCCATCGCTACATTTGCAGCACAGGTGCATCAAGAGAGCCGCTGGCGAATTGATGCACGTTCACCAGTTGGTGCGGAAGGTCTCGCTCAATTCATGCCTACTACCACCGAGTGGATCGCATCTGCATACCCACGAACATTGGCAAACCCACAACCCTACAACCCCGGCTGGGCTATGCGCGCCCTCGTGCAATATGACCGTTGGATATTCGAGCGCCTGCCAGCCACCGCCCAATGCGAACGCTGGGCGATGGTTCTGAGCGCCTACAACGGCGGCCTTGGCTGGGTTAAGCGTGATCGCAAATTGGCATCGGAAAAAGGCTCCGATCAGCTGATTTGGTTTAACTCTGTCGAGCGGTTCAACGCAGGCCGCTCTGCCGCAAATTTCCGCGAGAACCGTCATTACCCCCGAGTGATTCTGTCGGGCTGGGAACCCATGTATGTGGGCGCCGGTTGGGGTAATGGGGTTTGTTTAGGTTTTAAATTCTGAGGATTCACAAATGGAAAACCAACATCGAGCTATTAAGGGATACCGCGAATTATCAAAGGAAGAAATTGATTTGATGAATCGCATTAAAGCAAAGGGCGAAGAACTGGGTGCGCTTTGCAATGAGTTACAAGCACGACTGAATACAGATTTAGAAGTTAAGACCGAAGCGGCTAAGCGGTCGAAACTCGCACCAGAAGATGAAGGCAGCGAAGAGTGTATGGAGCTGCGCCGGTTTAATGCCGCAGAGCCAATGCGCTGGTTATCCATTGGTAAAACCAATGTTCAAAACGGAATCATGGCGCTCGTTCGTGCTATCGCACAGCCAACTACTTTCTAGGTGGAACCATGCTGCTCAAAAAACTCACGCCTTGGATAATTGGATGTGCATTGCTTTGCGCAGCATGTTTTATCGGGTACCAGAAAGGTGTTGCAGATACTACTCAGAAAAATTTAACGGGTGAAATTGCATCGTTAAATAAATCGCTGGATGGTTTAGCCCAACAAACCAAAGAGGCTGGTGAATTAAATTTACAACTCAGCAAAACCATTGCCGCCCGCAAAAAAGCGGACGACCAATCAACACAGGTATTTACCAATGCGCTCGCTGCTACTGCTCATTTACGTTTTAACTGCGTGTTTGATGACAACATCATGCAGCAGCTCTACCAAGCGGCAGACCGGGCCGACCAAGCCGCAAGCAGCGGTTTTGCTGGTGCCCTGCGCACCGGTGGTCCGCCCACTCAATAACAGCTGCGATGCTGCTGAATTGGCGTTAAAGCAAATGTATGACCTGTACGGCGCGTGTGCTGCAAAGCACTGGGAATTGATTAAAAAACAAAGTGAGTAGCAACACGTGAAAAAGTTGCTGATTAAAAAATGTAGTGACCCACAGCTTTGGTACGCCGAATTGGTTGGCCAAAAAGTGGAGCTGCTGCGCGAAGACAGCGAAGGCTATTGGAGCCGTGAACCGGCGAGATACATAAACGTGGTGAGGCGCGAAGACGCCGAGGTAGTTGATGATGAACTTTGAGGACGTGCAGTTTTCGCTGAGTGCAGTGCAATGGCTAATCATGGTTGTGATCGGTGTATACACATGGATGGTTGGCCGTGCCAGTGCCACCAACAAAGAGGTTGTCGAATTGCGCGAGCGTGTGGTTGCACTGGAAGTGGACATGAAAAACATGCCAAGCGAAGCGAGTGTGCGCGAATTAATCGGCAGGCTTGAACGGCTCACCGCTTACAACGAAGGCACCAAAACCCAGTTGGATGCTGTGCAACACAGCGTTAATCGCATTAATGATTTTTTGTTAAACCAGAGGTGATTAATGAGCCAATTCGCCAATTACATTCGTGAAGATCAGCGCTTGGTAATTTTGCGAGTACTCGCAAACATGCCTAGCTATACCGCCAATAGCAGCGTGCTGCACGCAGCGCTGGGTCAGGTCGGCCACAACCCCAGCCGCGATCAAGTTAAAACCGAGATTCAATGGCTGGCAGAGCAAGGGCTTGTCACCGTAGAGGAAGTATTTGATTTATTGGTCGCCCGTATTACCGAACGCGGTGCCGATGTTGCAGCTGCTCGCACTGTCGTGCCAGGCGTTAAAAAGCCGGGGGCTTGATATGGCTCGCAAAAGTACAGTGGACAAACTCGCTCCCAATGTTCGCTCGCACATTGAACGCTCCCTGCGTGAAAACCGACTCACGCTGGATGAGCTGATTGAAGACTTGCGCCTGGCATTCCCTGAAGAAACATTACCAAGCCGCAGTGCATTGGGGCGCAAGCGTATGGCGTTCGATGAAATGGCCAAAAGCATGCGTGAGATTGATGCCGCCAGTCGCGCGTTGGTAGCAGAAATGGGTGAAGGCTTTGATGACCGTAGCGGTGCATTACTTGCTCAGGCTGTTACTACACTCGCCACCAATGTCGCATTCCAACGGTTACAAGATGAACCGGAAGAGTTAGAGATTGGTGATGTACTGAAACTTGCTCGTACAGCGCGGGCAGCGCAGGAGGCTCGCAACCTTTCGCTTAAAGAGCGTATGCAGATTGAGAAAATCGCACAGGAAAAATTGCTCGCCGAGCAAAAAGAAAAGCTCGCAGCCATGCCAATCAAAGGCGGTGTGACTGAAGAAACCAAACAAGCCATCCGCGAAGCATTGGGTATTAACTGATGAAGCTCAAAGGTAACGCCAAGTGCATTCCTGCAAACCCGGATGCGATTTTTCTGCCCTTCCAGTCGCGCTGGATTATGGATGATTCACGCCTGAAGCTGATGCAAAAGTCCCGTCAGATTGGTCTGAGCTGGTCTACCGCCTATGCCTGTAATGAACGTACATCGCTGCAAGGTGCTCGCCACGATCAATGGGTCAGCAGCCGCGATGATCTGCAAGCCCGATTATTTATTGAGGACTGTAAGCACTGGGCAAAGATCATGAACATGGCCGCCAAGGATTTGGGCGAGGTTATGCTCGATGAAAAAGCTCGCATCAGTGCCTACGTTTTAGAGTTCTCCAGCGGCAAACGTATTCACTCCATGAGTAGCAACCCGGATGCCCAAGCGGGTAAACGTGGTGGACGTGTGCTGGATGAATTTGCTCTGCACCCGGATCCACGCAAGCTGTGGAGTATTGCTTACCCAGGTATCACCTGGGGCGGCAACATGGAAGTGATCAGCACGCACCGTGGCAGTAACAATTTTTTTAATCAGTTAATTCGTGAAGCGCTCGAAAACGGTAATCCAAAAAACATCAGCCTACATACCGTGACGCTGCAGAACGCGCTTGATCAAGGCTTTCTCTACAAGCTGCAACAAATGCTGCCCGCCGATGATGCGCGCCAGGCGATGGATGAGGCGGCCTATTTTGACTTTGTGCGCAGCGGTTGTGCGGATGAAGAAAGCTTTCAGCAGGAATACATGTGTAACCCTGCTGACGATGATGTTGCATTCCTGGAATACGATTTAATTGCCTCGGCAGAATATGCCGCCGGTGTGGAGTGGCAACAAACCGAAGGCCGCCGATTGTTTGCCGGTGTGGACATTGGCCGCAAAAGCGATTTAACCGTGCTTTGGATTGTGGAGCTGCTCGGTGATGTGCTTTACACGCGCCACATTGAACGCATGAAAAACATGCGCAAATCAGATCAGGAAAAAATACTGTATCCGTGGTTTGAACAATGTGAACGCATTTGTATTGACTACACCGGCTTGGGTATCGGCTGGGGTGATGATGCCGTCGATCAATTCGGCGAGCACAAAGTTGAGTGTGTGACATTTACATCGCGCGTTAAAGAGGCGTTGGCTTACCCAATCAAAGGCCGCATGGAAGATCGCACGCTGCGCATTCCTCATGAGCCAGCCATCCGTGCTGACCTTCGCCAAGTTACAAAGCAAACAACCGCTGCTGGAAATATTCGCTTTACTGCTGAACGCACACCCGATGGTCACGCCGACCATTTTTGGGCATTGGGTTTGGCTGTGCATGCAGCATCGCAACCGGGTGTGGTTATTGATTACCAATCTACCAACAAACAACGCGCCAGCAGCGATACAAATGGCTATCGCGGTTACGGCGGTAGCAGTCGCCGCACAAATACTGGAGGGTTCCGCTAGTGAACTACGAGCAAACACAATCGGGTATTTTGGTGCCCAAAAGTTCATCGCGCCCGGAGATGCGCGAAGTGGCAACCACGCGCGATGGCCGTGACATTACGCGCGGTTATGTTGACCCATTCATGCTGCAACAGCCCTCTGACTCAGTGCTGCAATTGCGTGGCGGTGGCGATTACAAAATCTATAAAGAAGTGCTGCGGGACGATCAGGTTGCAAGTTGCTTTGGTCAGCGCCGCTTGGCCGTGGTTGCAAAAGAAATTCAAGTTGATGCCAGTGGCACCAGCCGTGCTGACGAGAAAGCAGCGGACTTTTTGCGTGAGCAATTAACGTCGCTGGCGTTTGATCGCATCACCGACAAAATGCTCTACGGCGTTTACTACGGCTACGCAGCCAGCGAAATTATGTGGGCGCGTGACGGTGCCAACATCGTGATTGACGCAATCAAGGTTCGTGATCGCCAACGTTTTGGCTTTGATGGCTTTGGCAACTTGCGCTTAAAAACATTTGCCCAGCCCGATGGCGAGCTGCTGCCTGATCGCAAGTTCTGGAACTTCAGCACAGGTGCCGACCATGACGATGAACCCTACGGTTTAGGCTTAGCGCACTGGCTTTATTGGCCAGTGTTCTTCAAACGCGCTGGCATTCAATACTGGATGATATTTTTAGAGCGCTTTGGCCAGCCCACCACCGTGGGTAAACATCCAACCAATGCAACGGTAGATGAAAAGCGCAAGCTGCTGGACGCGCTGGAAGCGATCGCCACCGACACCGGTATTACCATTCCCCAAGGCATGGAAATATCGTTCTTGGAAGCAGCACGCAGCGGCGTTGCGGATTACGTGAAGCTGTGTGAATACATGGATGCAGCAATCGCCAAAATTACCCTGGGCCAAACGGCAAGTACTCAGGGCACTCCGGGCAAGCTGGGTGGTGACGATTTGCAAGGTGATGTGCGCGCCGATTTAATTCGTGCAGATGCTGATTTGGTTTGCGAGAGCTTTAACCAGACTGCTGTTAAGTGGCTTACGGAGTACAACTTTCCCGGTGCAAAACCACCGCGCGTTTACCGTGTGACAGATCCGGATGAAGATCTAAACAACAAAGCCGAGCGCGATACAAAAATCCATGCAATGGGCTTTAAGCCAACGTTGAAACACATCACTGACGAATACGGTGGTGAGTGGGTTGAGCGAAATGAAACCCCACCGGCAGATGATAAGCAGCAACCGGTACCACGATTGCCAGGCAAAGCGGAATTCGCAGAGCCAGATACCAACCGCGCAACTACGCTCACTGATCAAGCGGACGACAAGCTGCAAGCTGTTACCGATGATTGGATTAATCGCATTCGTGATTTAGTAATGAACGCTGAAAGTTTGGATGCGATTCGCGATGGCCTGGTAGGGCTGCTGCCTAATATGGATGTAATTCAATATTCAGCGGTGATGACAGAAGCGCTGCGCCTGGCAGAGCTAAATGGCCGTAGTGAAATTATGGATGAGGTGAGCCGTGGCAATTAACGCGGTCAGCTTGCCCTTTGCGGAGCAGATTGAATTCTTTCGACGTAAGTTGAATTTGCCCACGCAAAGTTGGACCGACATTTACAGTAAACAAAATGATTGGGCATTTGTGGTGGCTGGTGCTAACCGCAATGCCATCGTTTCTGACTTTCGTACTGCAATTGAAAAAGTAATTGCTGATGGTGGAACACTTGAAGATTTCCGCAAGGACTTTGACAGCATCGTTGCCAGGCATGGTTGGAGTTACAACGGCGGGCGTAATTGGCGCAGCCGCGTAATTTATGAAACGAATTTAAACAGCAGCTACCAAGCTGGCCGTTACCAACAAATGCGAGAGGTCAGTGCGCGCCGTCCATTCTGGCGTTACGTTCATAGTGGCAGCGAGAATCCACGGCATGAACACTTGGGTTGGCACAACCTGGTATTGCGACACGATAATCCTTGGTGGCAAACACATTACCCCATTAATGCCTGGGGCTGTGATTGCCGCGTGCAAGCACTCAATGAGCGCGATGTTAAACGCATGGGTTTGCAGATAGGTGAAGCACCTGCAGTGGAATGGGAAACGCGAGAGATTGGTCAGCGTAGCCCGAACGGCCCACGCACAGTGCGTGTACCAAAGGGAATTGATCCTGGCTTTGAACATGTGCCCGGCAAGTCACGTTTGGAAAGTGCAGTGCCGCCTGAAGTGCCGTTCCCTCCCGTGAAAGGCAGCGCAGGCAGTAACGGTTTACCCAACACGCGCCCCCAGAGCGAGCTACCGACACCCCGCAAATTAACTACGGATGCACTACTACCAACGGATTTGACACCAGAGCAATACGCCACTGAATTTTTAAACGAGTTTGGTGCAACGCTGGATGAACCGGCAGTATTCAGTGATGTGATTGGTGAGCGCTTAGTGATTGGTAAGAATATGTTTACTACCGCACGCACGGGTGAAATCAAAGCGGATAAAAATGGACGTGGCCAATTCATGAAGCTGCTGGCCTCTGCGCTAAAAGAACCAG